TCCAGGAAAAACTTTCCTATAAGTATTAGAAAGGATCCTAAAAAACTTTTAGGATTTATCTAATGATTGACTAAGTGGACTCGTATGTCAATCCGCCGAGCAGGGCATCGGCTGTGGCCGGGCTAGGCTTCTCGTTTAAATTGACGGCTGGTTTGATGACAGTTTCACCGGTCGTTGATGAAACGCGATACACTCTAGCATACGTAGTTGTAGGCTTGCCGCTAGAATCTTGAGTCGAAATCTGTTTATATAATCTTCTTGACTGTTGTGAAGATCTAGTTGCCAAAGCTGGATCTAATGTAGCAAGTTGGTCTTCATGAGGATCATATAATTTGGTCCCTGATTGCCGTTGATCTCTGCGGTACACTTTACCATCGGCGAGAGGTAACGTAGGATCATCAGAACCTAAATAAGGATCATCAACTACGTCTTTGATAGTAGGTAAAGTATCTCCTGCAGGCATGAGACCTGTATCAAATGAAATAATAGGAGAAGAAACATAACGTTTGATGGGTATGTTCGTTCCAGGTGAGGTGCCGGCAAAGACGTAGGCCTTAACAGTCACGGAAAACTTATATTTTATCATCCTCTCATCCTGTGACATATCATCATAGTTGTTCTCAGGATCGTAGGAATTATTGTCAACATTCGCTATGAACCAGTATCCTTTGGGTATGTCTAACTTCCAAGCGTTGGCCTGAGGCAAGAAAGAAGACATGACTTGTTCTAACAGCTGATTCATGTGTTGGGTATACTGCGTCCACATAGTGATTTCATAATTTACCGTACAAAACTGAGGTGCTGGTATCACTATCGTCTCATAGATGTTTTTGCTTTTGATATCGGCAAGCCACGCACCGTCTATAACATGTGGATCGTCAGCATCTTCTCCCACTGCTCGGTCAGTAAGAATTTGATCGGTGAGATGAGGAAGGCGTTCATTCGTTGCGACATTCTTCTGGTTACGAAGTAAGAAACGATTGATCAAATTCTGGAAATTTCTGTCAGATTTGTCAAGACGTCTTCGAATCACTATCTCTCCAGTCTGCTGATTGATCCCCCTACCAGCTATATCAGAAGCTGAATCTTGAGACACTGAATTACGCATGATCGTCAACAGAGGGAGTATTAGAGAATTGTTGTTGTCGCGTAAGGCACGACGTTTCTTTAGCATCGCCCACTTCTCACCAGAAGCAAATATGACCGGGACTTTCTTGGGCGTCACATTTTCGCTCGACACTTTCAACGCTATCTCTTTGTCAAAAAGGTTGAAGAGTGCAACGTCGACGTCTTCAATTCCCACAGGAGGTATTGTGAAATCAGGAGATCCTTGATGCGTCTTGTCGGCTATCCCTGAAACGCCGAACCTGGGAGTGCTGTTAGAATTGAACCTAGTAGCCATTGTCAGTCCTCATCATAGAAAGAATGTCCTGCTCCAGTCACGTCTCCCTTTTCAGAGACCTGCCGGGCTCCAGTGAGAGGCGGATCAAGAACCCCTTGTCTCACAAGGTCTCTGACGTCAGCAGTAGGACCTTCAGCGTTCTCGACAAGACCGCGTTGCTGCACGAAAGTATGTTGAATTGCATCGGGGTCAGAGTATTCGATTCCTGTCGGACCTTTAAGGATTGCCTTGAATTGGCTCTCACGGACTCTCGTACCGACGAGTGAAACTCCATCGATGTTTTCAGCCTGACCGTAGATGTTACGCATATACTTGTATTCAGTTATCTCATAAAAAACATCGCTAAAAGAGTAATAGTCGCCGATGGCGGGACTTATACCTTTCTCGACCATATCTCTGTGTTGAACGTATACTTCTATCTTGAAGTTTGTGTCGACTCCGAATTTGTCTATTTTCGTGTCTATCTGGAACTCATTGTTGACGAGCACGTCTAACACTATCGGATTATCGAAGATCTTCTGTATAGCTTCTGCATAGACATCATGCGATTTTGTTTTCGACTCAGACACTGGATAGTAATAAATCTTTTGGCCTATTACGTCCTTTATCACTTCCTTAGTGATGTCTGAGATGAAGTTCATCTCACGTTGTGTGATGAATAGCCTCGCCATATATCATCCTATTGTGATAGACTTGCCCAACGGCATTGGTATGTATCTCAACTGCTTATTCAAGTTTTCAGCGGCGAGGGCGTCGGCCTCCAACAATTTCTGCTTCGTTAGGTTTGCCAAAAACTCTTTCATTTGAGTGATCAACTTATCCTTGTCTTCTCGTCCTTGAGACACAAGAGCTTCACCGTTTAGCTGCAAATCAGCATTAGGAATGGGTACATTTTGAAACTTAGATCTAATCAATCCCAATAACTCCCTAGACAAGGCTAGAGTGTATTGTCTAATCCACTGTCGGCCTGGTTGGTTGATCGTAGAGAATGGAATGTTACCTAAAGGAACGTTGCTTGGTCCAGCGATGCCATTGATTGATTCGTCCAGATAGGCTGGTAATAAAGGATTCATCGGTGGCATCAATTTCATATACAGCCTACCTGTCTGTAGGTCAGTCGTAGGAATAGGATATATCCTCAACTTTCTTCCCAATATCTCATAACTGTAATTAGACCTACGAACGCGGAACGCAGTTTCTAACATCCCTCTGCGAAGCACGTCCTCGAAGACGGGCAGCACGTAGAACACCGTCGAGTTTACGTAAGATTCGTAGTTAAAATTCGTAGCAAGGAAGTTCGTTATGTTCGAAGCATTCAATAAGAAGTGTTGAGCAGCTAGGGGTTCGAAGTGAAAAACCTCGACGACGGACAGCTTACCTTTAGAACCAGAAGGTAAGGAATCATAGACGTTCAATCCAGTTTCGTTGTTTTTTACATCAGAATATATGTCGTAGTCCTGTTTACCTGCGACGAGGTCTAAGTATCCGAGGACGGCATCATAAGATCCTCCAACAAAGGCATGACTCGCATAAGGCTCTGCCATACGCAATAAAAATTCTAATGTCTGTTTCGCGTATTTGTTGACTAAATTCACCGATCCAGTAGGAGATCCCATGATGTTAGTCAACTCAGAAGTTATCTTCGTTTCATGGATTAGCCGAGCGTACTCGCATGTTGCTTCTTCAAAACATGCCCAAATTTCTTTTTTCGTCAACTCGACAGAGAGGACGTCATCACCCATCTTACGCTTGACAAAAAGAACCATCGCGTCAGCTTCAGATTGAAACTGTGCGTCCGAGTCAAAAAATCCAAAAGGGGTAGGATTGAGAGTCGTGACGAAAGTAGACATAATACTACTTATTCGCTTCGACCTCCGTTTTCGTCAAATATCTTGATCGAATAATCAGACTATCTTGTATGCCTCGAAATGCATCCCATCAGGACGATTGGGAAACCATCCTCCCCAATAGAATCCGTTCTGATAGGCGATTTCAACGAGTTCTCTGACGGATCCCTTTTCGCCTTTCAAAGCCGGTCTGACACCGAGACCATTCCAAGTAACGTTGATGTCGAATGCAGTCCCCCAAGCGTGATTACTCAAGGTCGTCCTAGATCCTCTAACAAACCTAGGAACCCAGGACCCACCCCACGTCAGGATTTTTTCAGATAATCCGGCATTGTTCCAATCATCGAATAATCTAGAAAATTGTCCTGATATAGCCTGATGAACCTGAACCACACCGTCTCTTGTAGATCCAGGTAAACCGGCCAACTGAGGTATCATGACTCTGGTTATGTTATTATCCGCCCAATCGTCAGTTAGTTTGATCGCTTCAGGATTGTTTTGCGTTCCTGCAGGTTCGAAATAAAACCTGCCGAAAAGCTTCGTCCTGTCCACCACCGACAGAGGACCGTGTGATGGTCGTGGAGGCCAATTCGGACCGGCATCACCTGGGAAATCGTCCTTGACTGCATCGAATCCCATCTTCAACGCTGCTGATATAGTTTGTGGTCCGATTATACCATCAGCTTCCAGCTTCTTGGAAACTTGAAAAGCCTTGGTTTCAGTCAATGTGACGACGTCGTACTCTCCATTGATGATCACAGAAGAGCCAGAGGAGATGCCTCTAAGAAAGGTTTGCCACTTCCTGACAGCCGATCCTTTCATCCCGGGATATAATGTGATCATACGGCGCTCGACAAAACTTGAATCGCTGTCTTGACACGTTCTCTAAGTTCATCAGGTAGAGCCGACAAAAGAACGTAATGTTCGGGTCGCAAGGCACCCTCTACATATCCCCCAGCAGTCTCTACACCTGTTTTTTGGACTCCTACAGTGATGACCAGCGGAGGAGGAGCAATTCTGTTGCTGATCATTGGCTGATATAGATCTATTCTCTGCATGTTCATCCTTTCAAGAGGCTGGAATTCTCATTCAAAGCAACACCCGAGATTCTGAAATTCTTGTTGAGTTCAATGAGGGCTTCCTTGAGAGGGGTCGCATCTTCGCCTCGAGACTCTAGGTCTCGAATCTTTCCTTCTAGCTCTCTAATTCTTTCGTGTATCAATTCTCTAGTCGCTGGCATGATGTCATTAATTAGACGTGCAAAGTTTGTAGTAAACTATATTTGTGATAATCGATCAGCTATCAGTTTCAAATTCATTTGGAGGGCCGTCATAACCCGAAGCAGTTTTGAGCACGCTCCAGAATGTATGAGGCGCTTCGCACGACGTTCGAGAATCTAACTTGAGTAATGTCTCCCCTGAATGAAACGTTGCCTATGTAACCAGGCATATTGATGTTGCCAATACTCACTGTGTCGAGCGTGGGAAGTGCTCCAAGCCCCGTGTTATTCACGGCTGTCTGAATACCATTCACGTACAAGAGCATCTGTCCAGTCGTACCGTCGTACGTCACTGCAACGTGTGTCGGTTCATTCATGTCTACTTTGGGAGTCGTCGCGGAGCTGGTGTCTTTGACAACGCCTCCTATGATGACGCCTGCGTTCCAGAATGAGGCAAATCCTCCGCCAGGGTAGTACTGCGAAATCAGCAGGCAGTTGTTACCTTGCAAGATGGCAGCAACAACCCCGAGTCTGTCATTTTCCCGTGTCGCGACATATGCCTCGATGGTGCCTGAGCCTCCGGAAAAGACAGCGGTTGCCGCAGACTCGGCTCCGTCGGTTACATTGTCGGCCAAGAAACGAACCGAACCTTGACTCTTAGCAATCCATCTACTGTTGAGGTAGACGTTGCCTGCAATGGTCAATGAACCATTCAGACCAGTACCAGTATTTGCTAACGTAGTTCCAGTCGTTTCATCACATTTGTATACATAAAGGTCATTGGCGTCTGTAATACCTGGAGTTGTCCCTGGCCAGCCGCCTCCTCCGGCAGCACTTATCGTTACTGCTCCGTTTGATGCGGACGTTATAGTGATGTTAGATCCTGCGATGAGGTAGGAAGTTCCGTCGACGAGTTGTGTGAGAGAACCGCTGAGACCGAGAGTAGCAGAAATGGAACCTGTTACTTCTACGTTGTTAGAGTTCACTCGAAACACGTCACTTCTGTCAGTATTATCGTCTCCAGTTCCATTGCCTACGACGAATAACGAGAAGAAATTGTCGCGAAGGTTGAATTGACCTATGGCCGTTTGAGATGAACCAGAAGCTATTGTTCCAAGCCCTCCTGCATGTGATCCTACCCCCAGCGCTCTAGTTCCGGTGCCTTCAGCGTGAGAATAATCACCTTCTGCTATAGTATTATTTCCTTCTGCGTGTGAAGCTGTACCTGTTGCTTCTGCAAACCAACCTTCAGCATGTGATCTTTGTCCAGAGGCAACTGTGGTTTGTCCTTCTGCATGTGAAGACTCTCCTGAAGCGATTCCACTATTTCCTTCAGCATGTGAATAGTCGCCTGAAGCAGTTGTCCCAACGCCTTCGGAATGTGATCCATACCCTGATGCTACAGTTCCATCACCTTCAGCATGTGAAATATCGCCCGATGCCCGCGCAAAATTAGCACCTTCGGCATGAGATGCATAACCTGTAGCAACACTTTGGTACCCCTCAGCGTAAGAATAAGATCCAGTGGCTGCGTTTTTATAACCATGTGCATAAGATCCTGAGCCTATTGCGATGCTATAGATCCCTTCAGCCCGGCTGAAGGTGGATGTTTGAACTTTTCTAGACAAACAAAAAAGTATTGACTCAGTTCCAGCACTGTATCCCAACGTTTGCAGCAATCCAACCCACATCGTACCGTTTGTCGTGTCAAGAGCAACGGTCGACCCTACAGTTAGAACGTTGGATGATATTCCAGTGATTGTAGTCCTATGTATCTTTGTAGCATCGTCGACTATTTCATAAACATATACAACTTCATCACCTATCTGGAACACAGACCCGTCAGCTACGGTCAGTTCATTCAACCCTGTGTCGACGGATATCAAGACAGAGAATATGTCG